ATTGAATGCTGTATGCCCTGTAAAATCCAATCGTGCAGAGTCGGTGCAAAGTGGCATGATTGCGTTTAATGGTGCCGGATATGGTGAAATCAGGAGTCCATCTCAGTATGGATTAACAGCAGTGCTTATAGAAACTAATTTTCATGATAATTTGCAAACAGCCACATGGATTATAAATAGTAAGGATACTATCGCAAGAGCATATGTTAATGGGATTGCAAAGGCTTTAGGAATTGCAAAAAAGCAAGCGGCTCCAGTTACACCAACAGAAATATTTAGAGTTCAAGTAGGTGCATTTTCTGTTAAATCAAATGCTGATGCTATGCTTGTAAAACTTAAAGCCGCGGGTTTTGACGGATTTATTGTCTGATCATGTTAAATTAAAGTGCAGTGGGGCGGCTCATTTGAGTCGCTTCCTTTTTTTGAGGTGAATTAATTGACTACTGAACAAAAAGAAAAGATAAATCAAATGCGTCAAGATGGGCAAAGCTATTTTCAGATTGCATCTTCACTTGACATATCTGAAAACACAGTAAAATCTTATTGCAGGCGCAACAATCTTGGTGTCGCAATTAGTATTAGACCGCTAGCGATAAAAGAAATTAATTTGGTTTGTAAACAATGCAGAAAGCCCTTAAATCAAGGTATGAGAGGAAATACTAAAAAGTTTTGCTCAGAAGAATGTCGGCGCTCATGGTGGAAAACTCACGACAGTTCGCTTAAGAGAAAAGCATACTACACTCTCGTTTGTGCAGAGTGTGGCAGAAAATTTGAAAGCTACGGGAACAAGAGCCGTAAATACTGCTCTCACACCTGTTATATACAGGCAAGATTCGAGAAAGGCGGTGAGAGCCATGTCACACGAGCAATTTGAACGAGAAAAGAATTATAGAGTTTCTTTATATATAGCCAAATCTATGCTTAAAAAAGGACTTATCACCGAACGAGAATACCATAAAATTGATACCATATTGATTGCAAAATATCGCCCTATTATCGGCAGTTTATGATTTCATTATAACTTGCAATGTATCAGAATCAGAGTTAACATTGGTATACGAGGAGTGGTTTTAATGGAACGAAACATAAGAAAAATAGAGCCTTCATCTCCAAAAGTACCAACGAAAAAGTGCGTTGCCGCCTATGCAAGAGTTTCCAGCGGTAAGGATGCAATGCTCCACTCGTTGTCTGCTCAGGTCAGCTATTATAGCGATTTCATTCAAAAGCATCGTGGCTGGGAATATATTGGTGCATATGCTGACGAAGCAATGACCGGAACAAAGGACAACAGAGCAGAATTTCAACGAATGCTCAGTGATTGTAGAAATGGCAAGATTGATATGGTTATTACCAAGTCAATTTCACGATTTGCAAGAAACACTTTGACTATGCTCGAGGTGGTCAGAGAACTCAAAGGTCTTAATGTAGATGTATTTTTTGAAAAAGAGAATATTCACAGCATAAGCGGGGATGGTGAGTTAATGCTTACTATCCTCGCTTCTTTTGCACAGGAGGAAAGCCGCTCTGTTAGTGAAAACTGCAAGTGGCGAATTAGGAAACGTTTTGAGGATGGCGAACTTGTCAATCTACGATTTATGTATGGGTATCAAATAAGTAAAAGTGTAATAGAAATCAATGACCCACAAGCTGAAGTTGTCCGCATGATTTTTAATGATTACATTGAAGGTATGGGCTGCAATTTGATCGCCAAAAAGATAAGCAATTTAGGAATCCCTAGCCTTTATGGGGGCGTTTGGAGCGCACAGCGAATTGCGGACATTATAAAGAACGAAAAATACGCAGGTAATTCTTTGCTTCAGAAACAATATATAACCGATTACTTAACAAAAAAATTGGTAAGGAACAAAGGTGAATTAACCAAGTATTACGTGGAAAATACCCATCCTTCAATTATTGGAATAGATACTTTTCGTAAGGCACAGGAGATAATGTGTGAAAGACGTGAACACTGTGCGGGAAAAAAGGAGGATGGACGATATCCTTTTACAGGAAAAATTATTTGTGGAAAGTGTGGAAAGAAATACAAACGGAAAGTAACTCACGGACGTATTTATTGGAACTGTTCCACCTGCCTACAGTTCGGAACGTCAGTATGCCACACAAAGCAGATACCTGAGGGTATTTTACTTTCTATCACAGCAGAGGTTTTGGCTCTTAATGACTTTGATGAAACTGTCTTTACTAGAATGATTAAGGAAATTCAAGCACCGGAAATTAATCGGTTGGTATTTGTTTTCCATGACGGTCGTATTGTACAAAAGGAATGGCAAAATAAATCACGTACAGAAAGTTGGAGTGTGGAAGCTAAACAACAGGCACGAGAGCGCCGGATTGAATACATAGAGAGGATGAGCAACCAATGAGTACAGCGAGAGCAGTAACTGTTATACCACCAACCACAGGCAGATTTGCACCGATTGTTGTTGGGATTACAGAGAAAAAGAGAGTTGCAGCCTATGCGAGGGTTTCCACCGATAATGAGGAGCAACTTACAAGTTATGAAGCACAGGTAGACTATTACACCCGTCAGATTGAAGCAAACCCTGTGTGGAAAATGGTAGAGGTTTATTCTGACGAAGGCATTTCTGCAACCAGTACCAAAAAACGAGATGGCTTTAATAGAATGATTGCTGATGCCCTAGGCGGTAATATCGACCTTATTATTACCAAATCTGTATCAAGGTTTGCCCGCAATACTGTTGATTCGCTTACTACTGTCCGTCAGCTCAAGGAAAAGGGGGTCGAGGTTTATTTTGAGAAAGAAAATATCTATACCCTAGACAGCAAGGGTGAATTACTTATAACTATTATGTCAAGCCTTGCACAGGAGGAAAGCCGCAGCATCTCAGAAAATGTTACATGGGGTCAAAGAAAGCGGTTCGCAGACGGTAAGGTTAGCTTACCATATGGGCAATTCCTCGGTTATGAAAAAGGTGAAGATGGGCTACCGAAAATCGTAGAAAAGGAGGCGGCAGTGGTTAGGATGATTTATAAGCAGTTTCTTGAGGGCAAAACACCTCCAGGCATAGCAAGGAATCTAACGGCAGATGGTATTCCGACGCCCTCGGGTAAAGATAAATGGCAATCCAGCACGGTTCTTAGTATTCTTCAAAACGAAAAATATGCTGGAAATGCCTTGCTTCAGAAGTCGTACACAGTTGATTTCCTAACAAAAAAGAAGAAGTTAAATGAAGGTGAAGTACCACAATATTTCGTTGAAAACAGCCATCCTGCCATAGTTTCTCCTGACGTCTATGACCTTGTTCAGCACGAGTTCAAGAAGCGCAAAAATGTCATCGGATATAAAACAGGTGGCAGTTGTTTTTCGGGAAAAATAGTCTGCGGTGAATGTGGCAGCTTTTACGGCAGCAAGGTGTGGCACAGCACAAGCAAATACCGTAGAATCATTTGGCAGTGCAATCATAAATTCAGTAATGACGAGAGGTGCAAAACACCGCATTTATATGAGCAAGATTTGAAGAAAGCATTTATTGAAGCCTTCAACAGCCTGATTAAAAATAAAGATGAAATATTACAAGACTACAAAACCATTATTCGGGATTTAACCGATACTGCTGTTCTTGATGCGGAAAGCACCAAACTTCAGAGTGAGTGCGAGGTGGTTTTTGAACTACTCCGTAAATGTGTTGAGGAAAATGCTAGTTCTGTCATCGACCAAGCGGATTATCAAAGAAGGTATAATTCTTTGGCTGAACGTTACGAAATTGCAAAGAACGGTCTCGCCAGAATTGATGATAAACGTATGGAACGTATTGCTAAACGGCAAAATATTGAGGGATTTATAAGGGTACTGGAACAAAGCAACACGATACTGTCTGAGTTTGACGAGGAGCTTTGGAATGCAACAGTGGATTTGGTAACGGTTCACTCAGAGCATGAGATTACGTTTTTATTCAAGGACGGTATGGGATTAAATTGGTTAATCTGATTATATCTACTATAAAAGCCAATTAGGAAAGTTGATTGACTTTCCTAATTGGCTTTTTCTTGTCGGTAGGCTATCTTGCAGTTAAGTTTTGATTCCAACACTCAGTTATCGGGTGTAGTGAAAGATTCAGTTTGGCACTCTAAATCATCACCAAATTCTTCCATAGCTTCCGCTGGCTCATCCTTAGATTCATCTGGCAAGGACTTTTTAGAATAGAGATTTTCCCATTTTAATGGGATGCGCATTTTCTTGTTATAGGCGATAAGCATAGCTTCAGCGTAGCCATAAGAACCAGCTTTGCGTTCTTTTGCGGTTCTTATAATTTCTTTGGTGGAGCATTTGCCTACTTTTTCTTTGAAGATATCATCTTTGATGCCATCTCCATAAGCAAAAACAAGATGTGTTATTCCGTTCAGCATATTTGCACTTAGCGAATTTGTATCACCTTCCCATGTTCCGATACAAAGGCGAAGCACACGATCCAATATATGAAACCCATATTTGTCATGAATGCTCTCAAGCGTTGATACCG